GCCAACCTCTGCTTTATATTGACCTTCTGTCCCATATCATTTCAGTTTGTCCGCTTCCGGAGTATAGGGAAGAAAATCGAATCCCTTGAATGGCTTTCCCTGCGTCGTATGGTCCACCTCCTGCTTGTCGGCCAGCCCCAAAGTACGGGCTATGATATTCGCATTGAACGCACCGACACACGCCCCTTCGAACTGCTGGGTCTTGATGGTTTCCTCCACACGCGCGATGACCTCCAAAAAATCTTTATCCCCTTTATTTATGCAGGCAGAACGAAACTCGTTCCACCAGTTTGTAGAAGCGCCCAAATACACGCACAGTCCCATGAGAGAATACGGCCGTGACGTGGGAGTAACCTCCTGCTGTGTGTGCTGCTGGTTCTCTGTTACAATCTCCTTCCCCTTGGTAACTCTTACGGGTACAGTTTTCTGTATGGCCTTTCTGGTTGTCCATGGATTCTCATCGCACCACTGGAAATACTCGCACGCCGCATCCCACAGAAGTTCAGGCGTAGCAAAGAGCTTGTCCCTGCCATGCTTGCTTCTTAACATCCAGAACTTATTTCCTTTTGGTGCTGCCATAATCACAATTTTTCAAAAACGGGTAATATTTCCTTATCCAAATCCCATCTTCTGTTGTTAGGAAGAGGAAGGGTAAATTCGTATCTAAGAGCTTCAGCATATACATCGTGCTCAGCTCTTCTTTCGTTCATGACGGATACCTGAAAGGATGATCCGCGCAGTTCCCGTGACTTGTCTACCTCGATACCCTTCTCATATATCCTGAAATCAGAACCGATAAGTTCTTCCGTGAGACGGCATACGTCTGCCGTGGAATGATAATGCTGGAAATACCATTCTCCAAAGCGGAAGTTTGCCGTGAAGTTATCCGCATCCAGAAACAGTGCTTTCGAACGGTAGTCGTGAGTCTCCTTTCTCTCGGAAGCCTTCTGTGCGAACAATAGCGGGATACCTGACCAGAAAATCATACCTCCCGGCTTGCACAGTGCAGAAAGGGAAAGAAGGACGTTCCTTTCATCGTCAAGGGAATTTACGGAGTTCAGGACGCTGTCACATACCACGACATCATACAGGCCATACTCCGACAATGTCCTGCACACGTCCGCACAGTCCTGACGTATCTCCTTCTCGTCTATCACGTCAGCCCCGTCCTTCCGGTGAAAGAACTCTATCGCGTCAATAAGGTATCCATCCTTCTTCAGCCTAGTAGCATAGTCCTTCTGTCCGGCTCCGAAGTCAAGCACATGCATGTCCTTCGTGATGAACGGAAGCACCAGACGCTCGTACAGCGTGGAATGGCTCCTGCTGCTCGGAACACCGTTTTTCTCCCTGAGACGTGCCTTCTGTGCAAAAGACTGTATGTAAGTCTTCCGTTCCAGATGGGAGTATTCAAAGACACCGTATTCCTTCGAAAAATAAGACAGGGCCAGCTCCTCCTTTCCTTCCGGAAGTACATAGACAAGCAGGTCCATACCCATAAGCTTCACCGCCTTGGCGTATACGGTGGATATGATGACCTTTCCTTCATGGTTGCATACGGCATTCGCAAACTGGCCATAGCGAAGAATCATCTTCGTTAGGTCCACTACACGTGAGTTGTTTTCACCCTTGGTAATGACGGCTATATCCTTGTTCGGTACCATAAAGAAACCTTCCGTTCCTTCAGGAACAGAAACACGTATGTCCGGCTGTACCTCCGACACCTCGCATTCGGCATAGTTGTGAAGCTGGTTGAAGCGTACCTCATCCGTTGAGTTCACGCCATCCAGCACGAAAGCCGGAACATGAGTATATCCAAGCAGCTTCATGGTCTTTGTGCGCTGGTGGCCTGCCATGATTCGTTTGTCAGACCTGCGGATAATTATCGGCTTGATGATGCCAAGCTCCGTTATCGACTTCTTCAGGTTTTCCTGCGCTTCCGGAGTAAGCAGCCTTGGGTTGTACTCTGCCGGATTCAGTGATTCTATGTCAATGTATTCCATCATAAGCCCAGCAGATTATTTACGAAACCAATCATCACTCCGTTCTCCTCAAGATACTCGGCAGCACGCTGTTTCAGCCCTTCAAGTTCCACATCGGTTATCGGTATCTTGTACCCTTCAAATGCCAGGTACTTGATATGCGCTCCCGCTTCGTAATTTTCATTCCGCAGCACGTTGTGAGTATCTTCCATACCTCCGGGAAAATCGTCCAAATCAGGGAAGCTGATGCCTTCTATACCCCATTCCATAAGTTTCCGGCAGTCCCATTCAAACAGACGGGACATATCCCATTCCCCGTTGCTCACATTGTCACGGATAATGATTTCGCGCCCACGCTCTTCTGTCAGGTTCGGGATAAGCACCGTAGGAACCTCCTTGATTCCAAGCTGCACGCACGCATCATAGCGCTGGTTTCCTGCAATAATGACAAGATGTCCCGTTCGGTCTGACAAAATAATCGGACGTGCTTCAAAATAGTCCGGATTGTTCTGTATGGATTCCTTCAACTTCTGGAGCTGCCCTTCCGATATGGTTCTCGGATTGTCCTCCAGCTTCTTCAATGTTTCTGTACTTCTGTAAATCACTTCCATATATCTCGGTATTTGCGTTACAGAAACAAATTTACCCGATAACCGCCACAAAGCAGTTACCGGGTATTCACAAAGCACTGACAAGGGTTGTCAGTAAGATTTTAGATAAGGCTTGCCCACGGCTGTTTGATGGATATAGCTTTCATACTTCAACTTCATTTGAACTGTTCGGAATTTCCGAACGGTTGGTTTCAATATGGTTTACAATCTCGTTTACGGCTTCATCCAACGGTAGTAAAGCCAGATGCTTCATACAGGCATCCCAGCCAACCGTGAAGGAACATTCTGCCAAATCCTTAGTCATCGGATTGCCACGACTTACTCTCTCTGAGTATTCGTATGCTTGTTCTTCTTTCTTGCTCATAGTCAGTCCTCCATATTTCCAATAATATCATCCAGATAAGCCCATTCCTCTACAGCTTCCTTATCGCACTCATAATCGTCGCATTCTTCGTCATCCCACACTTGACATTTCACAAGCTCGTACAGGGCTTGTATGATGATTAAGGCGTAGAATGCGTGTTTCATGGTCAGTAGTTTTTATCTCCGTGCTTGTACGGACGAAGTTCATTGTATTTCATTTTCTGCTTGATGTGCCAGAAGATGTCGATATTTCTGTCCCGACAGAAAGCGAATATCTCATTTAGGAGGATATATAGTTCATCCCGGTAGAAGTTGTCGGTGACATAAACACAGATTCTAAACATGGACTCCGTGAAGGTCATATCGGAATAGTCTTCCGTATCGCTTCCTTCGTAGTCGAGACTATCCAAATCATATCCTCTCAATCCGGCCAAATCCAACACACGGATACAAGCATCGGCAAGTTCATCCTCCACGCTGTCTTTGATTCCGTGTTTGAAAGCGTACATAAATTCCTCATCATCACGTTTTCTCTGTTTCATGTAATATTCAAAATTGACCCGGTTGGCATGTTTCCCTTTCCGGTCAGCTTCCACAGCTTCCATTAATTCGGATATGACCAGGCAAAGGAAATGTTCGTTGCTGTATTCTTCTTCGTGCCATCCGTGCTTCACTGCGCACTGGTAGGCTTTATCTCTTAATTCGTTTAGGTTCATTTTGTTTCTTCTATATTATACTCCCAAAAACTAAGTTTTCCTTTCACATTCATAATCGGCTTATCAAACAGTACCGCATCTTTCAGCACCCAGTTCCAGCAGCCTTTCTCAGCCCAGACTGAAGGATGGTTCTGTACGCAGTCGGCTATAACCACGCTGCCGATGACAGCACCTTTGGGGAATCCATCATATGTACAGTTAAAAATCAAAGATTGTGATGATTTTCTGATTATATCATATTGCAAAAAGCTGTATCTAAATACAGGTTTACTTGATGAAGCATGTATTAGCACTCTTTGTCCAATGTACTTCTGAGGACACTTCCAAGTCCGGTTCTCGATGTCTTTGATACCGTGAGCGATTAAGCTCGCCCACGGCTGTTTGATGGATATTGCTTTCATTTCTTATCCTCTAATAATTCTGGGTTATCGAATAAGTTTCCAATTACCTCACACTTACTATTGAGCAACATAGGGGTAGTCTTGGTCGAACTTCCTTTGTGATAACCTACGATGAATGCTCCACACTCAAACTTTACAACCATAGGCTGTTTATTCCCATGGTATCCTTGCTGAAGAACTATATCACCCTCATAAATATCTGTTCCATTTTTATCATACAATCCGGTAAATTGACAGATGGTATCTTCTTCTACGGACAAATCTTTGACTACATAGGCACTATTATCAGTATTAAATGACAGAACATTATCAAAAATAACTTTGTCTGTATAGACATAATCAAGAATGCTGAATTTAGATTCACCTAAATAACCATAAAGCCATTTTCTAGTCTTTTTCGATTTTCCTCTGAATTTTATTTCTCTGTTCATATTCACTTCTCCTTTCTACTTATCCCAGCAGCCACCACATGACTGCCAGGAACAGGTAATACAATTTCGTTTTCATTGATTATTTTTCCTTCTTTCAACTAATAATTCTAATCGTTTCTCACACTCTGCACATTCGAATTTCTTGCGCTCCAGTTTCTCCCGGAACTTAACCAGCTCCTCGTCCGTATTCTCGTCAAAGAACATGTTGTTCTGACGGTTGTGCTCGATGTACTCATTCATCTTGCGTTCTGCTTTTGTTATCTGGGCTTTTGCGGATATAAGTTTACTAAGACAGCCGTTAACCTCCATAGATTCTCCAGAACGCTTGTCATAGAAGTACAGGCTTGTAGATACAATCTGTTTGGGGTATTGGCACTGTAATTTCGCCATCCTCCATCTGATTACCCATTGGTACCGGAAATACATCTCACGGGGAAGATTGTAGTGATATAAGCTTACTTGTTTTTCTGCATATCCGTAGTAAATAGTTACTTCAACCCATTGCTCAATCTTCAGTTCCCTTTCAGCTTTGGCCAAATCCTTAGCATACTGATAAAAATCGCTCACGCATTCCTGCTTTCCCATATCAAATCGTCGTTACACAATCAAAGTCTTTCCCATACATTATGTAGGCTCCACGTTTCCGTAGTTCGGCCACCAGCTGCTCGTTAGTGTATCTGGCCAGCCGACCATGAAGCCTGTCCTGCTTTCTTCTTTCAGACGTGTGTCTGCTCTCACATAACCGGCACCTGCTGGTGTAATGGGTGCCGGATTTCGTTTCATAGGCACGGAACTTACTTTCCGGAAGGTTCCGGCCACACTCGATACAAATCTTCATGATGCAGCCCTCCTTATCAGTCCCATATTACGGTTTACTAGTTCGATTATACTGTTATGGTATTCACTCGTTTGATTGCATACTGCCCGTGACTGAATAATCTTAAATGTTTTAAGATTTACCTCTATAGTTTCAATACGTTTTCCATCTTTCTTAGCAGAAAGTATAAGGCTGTTTTTCTTCTTGTAATATCCGTTTGAGTAAACACAGTGGTGCATAGCTTCCCCTTCCTCATAGAAATCCTTCACGCTTTGGAGTACACTTACAATAATGCCATCACCCTCAAAGCATAATCCAAGAAAAGCCTGCTTTTCTCTCCTGTATTTTCTATTTTCATTCTCCTTTTGTTCCAATGTCTTTTGCTCCTCTATCTTTTGCTTTTTAACCATCAGACGATCATGTTCATGTTTCAAGTCTGTAGGGCACACATAACGTGCATTATGAGTATCAAGATGAAACTCGCTTAATAAATCCATATAATCGAACCACATTGATGCATCATTTATAATGTATCCATTTCGATGACAGATGTTTAAGGCATACATATATGGCAACTGTCTGTCACCTCTTTTTAGCATATATTTGAACACATCTATCTGACCTTGCTTTACAATGGTCTCTGCTGTAGGATTGGTAAGCAGCTGTATCATTGATTTCGTAACTGAAATTCCCCGTTTGATAAAATCATTTCTCCATCCATTCCGTTTCAATACGTCTGTTACCATCGCACGTGAATAAAAGTAGTTTCCTTCAGTATCAAACATATCTTCCATCTCATAACTTCCACTTGCATTATAGTTATGATGTCCAATTGCCATTGGCTCCCATATTTTCCATGACAAATGGAATGGAGATCTGGAATATGGGCGAGTTACAATAATTTCTTTCCCATCATCATCTATCCAGTTCTGATAAACCTCGTTTATCAGATATTTTGTTCTCTCTCCCTTTTCATTATTTATCCTTTCAGCTTTGAATGTTCTTATAACATTCCACCCTTTAAAAGTCTGTATAAATGATACATACTTTTCTTTATTGTAATGCTCGCCAGGATGTACTTTTATCATTTGCAGACATCTTCCACAATTCGGACAAATATGGTAATCATTTTCTAAACTTACAGCCAGTTCCGATTTTGATACTTTATCCAGAAACCCACAATACTGACACCAAACTTCTCCATTGTTCTGATAAAACCCATTTATCGGGAATAACCCGAATGCCCATTTCTTTTTTGTATCTGAAATAATTGGCAATTTTTCAGCCATATCCAATACTATCTTTTCAAGTTTATTTTTTGGTCTCATAGTTCTCCGAATAATGAAAGTTGCAGACTGTTATCATCACCTCTCTTGCGTTTCGATTGCGGCTTTAATTGTGGTTTTGATTGCTCTGCTTTTGCAGGTTCAGAAGCCGGAGCCACGACTTCCACACGTTCCTGCACCTTGTCCACCTTGATGTCATCCTCGTCGTAGTAATGGACTGCCCATCCGTATACGGTTGCATCATCTACACCGACTGCGTTTCCTCCCTTTGCCAGCTTCCTGGCTTTCGAGTAGATATACTTGATACATTCCTCGATACTCTTGTTTGCTTTCTTGTAAGTCTCGGCAAAGAGAGAATCAGTCTTTGCACGATTCTCCAGATACGCCTGGATTGTTGTTTCAAAAGTTGTCATATTGATGTGGTTTTTGGTTATTATTGTCGTCGAGTTTCACCGCCTACATGAACGATGTTAAACATTTCCTTACAGCGGTCTGCAATGTAGATTCCGTATCGTGACGGTATATCATCCAGTTCCAGATTGGTTGTCGCATAAGTGCAATACTCATGACGAAACTCATAGCGAAGCTGTAAAACGGTCTGTATTACGTTCAGTCCCGTCCCAAAGTGCTTTGCATCCGAAGGCTCACGCCCAAGTTCGTCAATACATAGCCCTGTGGCGCATTCTCGCTGCGTGTAGCGAATTATTCCGTCAATTCCTTGTTCCGCATAGCGTAATGAGATTTCAGCCGCTGAAACGAACGCAAAGCCTAAATCCTTCCGTCCGAAAGCAAACGCATATCTGTTTACCAGACTTTCGTACTTCTGCAGCCCTTTCATGAGCGTGGACTTTCCTGTTCCTATCGGGCCACAAAGCATAATGCCCTTACACGGGTCAAGACTTCCTCCCATGATACGGCCGGCTCTTTCCCATACCCAGCGGTACAGTGCATCCAACTCCCTGCGGTTTCTGGCATCTATCACGAATCCTGGTGATACACTGGTCATGCACTCTACCAGCTTCTGCTTCCAGAATGATTCCGCCTGCCTTGAATCAGAGTTCAACCGCTTTAAGCTTTCCGGCTGTTGTACCATTGTCGCTTGGTTTATTACCTCCGCAACTGTTTTCAGATTGTTTTCCATGCTGATATTGTTTTGCTTGTTCGTCCATTATCCAAAGATTTGCCTTGCTGTCCCAACGCTCAATCTTTGCTCCGTTAGCGTTACGCCATCCAAGGCTGTCGAAGTGATAGAAGAATATTTCCGCCTGCCTTTCCCAGTCCGGAAGCTTTTCTTCAAAGTAGGCTTTTACCTGGCCCAATGTGGGAGGGATAAATTCTGCCTTTGCCGTTTTTTTCTTTTTCGGTTTTTCTTCGGGCGGAAATAACTCGCCAGAGTTATTATTATTCTTAGTCTTATTCTTAGTCTTTATAATAGGGTTACCAGTTTGGTTACCGTTTTGGTTACTACTTTGGTTACCAGTTTGGTTTACAATTTGGTTACCTGAGGTAACTAAAAGAATATAAGAAGCAGCCTTTTCTCTTCTGTTCCCTTCAATGAAATCAATCAGCCCTTTTTGCTTCAATCGGTTGCGCAAATCAATTACAGTCTTATTGCTGTAACCTAATTCGGCTTGGATTAGACGTGTTGGTAATTCGAATGGGCAAAGCCAATTCCGGATGTTGCATTCCTTCAACAAAAAGAAATAGAAGTCTGCCTCATGCGCTGTCATCGGTTTATACCGTCGAATTTGCCAAAACTGATTAATGTAGTCAATGTAGGTCATAACAGGTAGTCGTTTACTTCTTTCATGAACTCTTCGATGGAATGGCAGACAACGTATCTATTACGGTACTTTTCCGCTTCTCTCTGCCATTTTATCTGTTCTTCACTCTGTTCCCCTTTCGGTGTCTTCATTTCGATACATAGGGACGCATATCCCTTTTTGGGGATAAGAAGTATCAAGTCCGATATTCCCCTCAGCACTCCCTCGTATTTCATCATTGCCCCGGTCTTCGCATCCCTCCGGCCACCGTTAGGTACTGCGAACAGGAGCAAAGCCAGATTCGGGTATTGATGTCTGAACCAAGTCAGACAACTATGTTGAATCTGGCTTTCTGATGGCGGTGTAGTCTTTTTTCTCATAACCGTTGATTGAATAAGTTAAGCGCCATATCCACCACGCTTTCCTTCACCACATCATCCGTTCCGGTCACACCGTTGGCAATGTTCTTTTTGGTCTGGATAACATCGTACATATAGCGGTCAATAGTATCTTTCCCTAAATAGTAGTAACAGTTCACGTTATTCTTCTGGCCGTTACGGTGCGCCCTGTCCTCTGCCTGCTCGCAGTCTGAGAACGTCCAGGGAAACTCGATAAACGCCACACGGCTGGAAGCGGTAAGCGTCAATCCCGTACCTCCCGACTTGTAGTTAAGGATTATCAGCCTGCATTTCGGGTCATTCTGAAAACGGTCTACAGCATTCTGTTTCTGAACTGCATTATCATCACCCGTCACGGTCACCGCATCAGGGAAATGGTTTTTCAGCTCCATCACAACCTCCTTGAGGTAGGCAAAGACAATCAGTTTTTCTCCACCGTCTATCACGTCATGGATAAACTCGGAGAACACTTTAATCTTGCCCCTTGCGGATATGGATTTCAGGATGCCCATCTTCACCATTACCTCACCTCTAAGAGCCTTCTGTATCTTTTCATCATCCGCATTCTTGTATGTACGCAGATACTGAATCAAATCAGCTTCCGCCTTGTCGTACTCCTTACGGTTGGTGATATCCACTTCGATATACTGCCGTGACTTGTCCGGAAGCTGCGTGAGTACCTTGGCCTTCTCCCTTCGGAAAAAGCAGGTGGTTGACAGTCTCCAGTTCAACTCCTTCACATTGGAACTCTGCTTAGGCCCGGCACAAAACTTTTCACAGAAGTTTTTATATCCTCCGAAGTCCTCCAGACGTCCCATTATCTTCAACTGCTGGATAAGGTCGGTATTGTTGTTCACTACCGGAGTCCCCGTAAGCTCCAGCACGTACTCCTTACCCTTGCATATTCCTTCCAGGAACTTGCTCTGCTGTGTCTTGCTGGACTTGCACTTGTGGCTCTCATCTATCACTACCGACTTGAAAAGTGAGATACGCGGGTCGAACGTGATGGAACGCATGGTAAAGCGTGCATCATCCTTTATTCCCTGCACGAAGAACTTTTTCAGGCTCTCGTAGTTGGTTATAAAGATGTCGCACAAGGCTGTACCGTCCGCCTTCTTCTGTTCGTAGAAGCGTTGCCAGCTTGACTTGTTCTTGTCATCAAGGATGATCGCCTGCTTTCCGGCAAACTTCTTGAACTCACGCTGCCAGTTTATCTTCAGGGCGGCCGGACAAACAACAAGGCACGGATACGCCTTTGCTATCGTAACCGTGCCTATTGCCTGCAACGTCTTTCCCAGTCCCGGCTGGTCCCCGAAGATACACCGCTTATGCTGCAAGGCATAGGCGATACCTTCCTTCTGGTATTCGTAAGGCTCCAGAAGAAGCCCGTGGGGAACGGTCAGCTTCGGCAAATCAGGAATGGTGTAATCCGTTACAGCCCTGGAAGATACCGAACGCTGTACGCGGCTGCATATCCTTGCCGATACTGCCCACTCTCCCATCTTATCCACATACCATTTATCTTCAAGCGAAACCTTCCATGCACGTTCATCAGGTATGTAGGCTGCTTTCGGGTTCCTGGCCACACTAGGGATACGGTGTACCAGGTCTTTAAGTGTGGGATGATAGGGAAATGCTATCTTATAGCAATTCGGGGTTTGCGTTACACAAAATGGGTACAACATAGTATTATGATGCTAACTGTGTGGTCTTGTGACGGCCGGAACTTCTGGGCTTGATTTTCTTCCCGTTCACCTCTATCGTCACTTTCGAGTTATCAATTATCTTCTGAAAGGCTTCAATGTCCGGACTGGACGGAGCTGCCGTCTGTGCTTCCGGTATCACATCAGCCTGAACATCTGCCGCAGCCTGCTCTTCGAACGGAAGTTCCTGCTGTACCACCTTCCATTTTTTGTTGAAGATATACTCGTTCACTTCATAGCTGCATGATTCTATGGCCTGCTCCAGCTCAAACTGAAACGCATAGTCCTCATTTTCGTCTGTAAACTTGGTGAACGGTGCGTTCAGGTTCAGCACCTTGTTGCTTTTCAGGAACCGCTTTCCGGTCAGTGTGACTCCCCTGCTGTCACCGTCACCTCCTACCGTATATCCGGTTACTTCAAGGATGCTGTCAATGTTCTCCGGCATATCTTCCAGAAACTCCTTACCGTCCGCTTCCTTCTGTTCACAGAGGAAAGCCATGTGGGGAACCAGAGCCTTGAAAGCGTTTATCAGGTCATTGGTCACGAGGTTCTTTCCCTCTACCGTCACCGTACCCGTTTCATCCATATAGGTTGCAACAAGGGTATTATCCTTCGTCACTTTTGCTTTTGTTATATCCATGTCCTTATCTCCTGTATTTATATTCGTTAATAAACTCCTGATAGTACAAGTCATCAGGAAGAGGAAGCGATATTCCCAGCTCAGCCGCCGCATCCGCCTTCACTTTATTAAGAAAGTCCGTCATCTGCAAAGTGTTCAGACGTGACGTGCTTCCGGCAACAACCGTCTCCTTTCCGTTTATTACAGCCGTCCGGCGAAGGAAAAGGCTGCAGTAGTAGTCATGTACGTCCTGCTTGTCCGTTCCGGTCTCCTGCTCGATGCACGTAAACCAAAGCCACATCAAGGCATTCTGACTGATAGTCCGTGGCTCCGTATAGCGCTCGATGACGACTTTGTAACGTCCGTTCCGAAGCTGGCTGCACATGAAGTCGAAAGGCTTGTCAATCCTCACCACTCCCTTTTCCTTCACCAGAATAGCTGTCTGACTCATTGCCCAAAAATCTTTTTATCGGTTATCAAATCCTTATTTGCTTCCAGAAACTCAATGAAACGCTCTACATGGGCTGTGAGCAACTTTACGCTCTGCTTATGATTGTAGGTATAGTATTCCGGATAACGTGTCCCAGAAATGAGCGGAGTGCGGCTGGTACCTCCTTTCAATGCAAAGGCCGTATACTCAAATGCGCTTACGCTCTCCATCTCTCCTGAAGCTATCAGGCAGTAAGGATACACATGCCGCTGCCAGCCGTGCTCATACTTTCCGAAACTGTACGAGCTTGTCGTCTTGATGTCATATACCACATCACGCTTGAGCTCGTCGATAAATCCGTAAAGCTCCACATCACCGTACCGGGTGGGTAAGATTGCAGAGACATACAGCTGGCTTACCGCCCCATCGAAATACTTGGCCTGCTCAATAACCCAGGCGCGGTCAAAGAGGAAGTTCCGCATGGGTGCCAACTCCGTAGCCGGGAAAGTAACCTGAACGGTATTCGTTTCCCTGTCTCCGATAATGGAATACGGAGCACGCTCACTGGGAACGTGCGGCTCATTATGAACCGCCATGTCCACAAGCGCATTGAAGGCCGTACCCTTGTCGGCTGCTTCGCTGGCAAATGGTACACGGTTGATCGCGTCAATCAGGGACTGTTTCAGTTCCGCTTCAACTTCTTCCGGAGAGCGTTTGTACTCTCCGGTTTCATTGTCTATGTTGAAGAAGCTATCCACCTCTTCATCCGCCCTCAGATAAGCTTCGAACTTATCCAAGAGTGACGGATACATTCTGTACTTAGGCTGCTGCATATTCCTTCTTGATTTTGTCAAACTTCAAACCCAGTTCCTTGCATCGTTTGTTAAGAAGCTGTCCAGCCTGCAGCTTGCTGTCAAAAATGTGCTGCATACCTGCAAGTGATTTTGCCACGCTGTTGGCCGACTCCACGTCATTCACAAGTTCCACCTGCGCCTTGATTACTTCCATCAGGTCTTCGTATTCGGAAGAAAGCTCTGTCTGTTTTTCCTGATATTTCGAATAGGTATTGATGATATTCGTCATGAAATTGTTCTCTCCGGTCACATCACCCTTGTCATTGATAATGATTGGAATCTCCATGCGTTCAGGAAGATTGCAGGTGTTCTTTCCGTAAAACTTCTCGCAAGGATTGAAGGAAATGGTACGCTTCTTTCCGATAGCTTCCATGTAACCGACCAAATCCAGCTCCTTAATCAGGTCACCGGCAGATGAACCACCGATTTCCGGACGTATCTGCTTTTCCTCACCGTTCTTTTCCTCACGTTCATGCGCAACGAATATCACCGATTTGCCCATAAGGGATACCTGATTTACAAAGTTGATGAACATGTTCTTTCTTACTCCATAGCCCTGCAGGGAAAGAGTACCATCCGCCTTGCGCATCTTCGGATTGTTCTGCATGATATACTTGTCCATGAAGGAAAGCATCTTTCCGGCGGTATCAATCACGAACGTAGCATAGTCGGCAATCTCAGGAGACTGCATCACTTCATCCACTTCTTCCCATTTCGTTATCTGTACCGTATCCACACGGTGGGCAGCGTTCACACGGTGTACGCCACCGTCAAAGTCCAGAAGAAGCGGATGCGGTGCCGACAAGGCCAGTGTGGTCTTTCCCATACCTGGCTGTCCGTAAATAAGTGCTGACAAGGTTTTCTTTACCTGCAATTCATTTGGTTTCTTAATAAGTCCCATAATCAAAAAATTTAAGTGGTTAATAAACTGATATATCTTTTGTCCTGAAAGGCGGCCAGACCTCTCCGGACGTGCTTTCATCCCATTGCAGCTCTAAGCTGACTTGAAGGGCCATACTTCAAATCGTCCAACTGCTTTATGGAAAATATTTTCGGGGAATTCTGATACACTCCCTTCCGTATCCATTTTGCAGCACCAATGGCTATCTGATGGTCCAACCATCCTTCACCGTACCTGCGGCACGCTTTGGAATAGGTTATCTCGTCAGAAGTCGGGTTGCTGCGTCTGATGTATTCCTCCACCGCTTCCTTTGCGGTCTCACGGATAATCGTCTTCAACTGCCATGCGTCAATCTCCATCTGCTCTCCTCCTTACTACTCTGGTTACTCTTGCTCTTGTCTGCATCCGGCATCTTCTCATGTCCACATGGTAATCTGTTACCGCCATGAGGATAAAAAGGAATGAGAAAAACATTTCCAGCCCATGTTTACGAATCTCCTTCAGGTCGAAGTTGATTTTCAGCTTTTCGCAGAACATATACAGAACCAGCTCCGTATCCTTGCTGATACCCAGCTTCCGGTATATGTCGCGCTTCTGTGCCTTGATTGTCCATGTAGAGCGGCCAAGACTGTCGGCCACCTCCTTATCCGCAAGCCCCTTGCAATACTGCTCTGCAACCAGGTGCTCACGTTCAGATAAATCATTCATGACACACGTTTTACCTTGAATTCTCCATGCTTCCGGTCTATCCCTCCTACCCGCTTCCAGTCTGCCCCTTCCACGCACATTTCCAACCGAAGTCTGGAAATGGTTGTATTCACTGACGAAATAGAAGAAATGGGGAATATCACAGTCTCACCGACCTTCATTCCTCGCAAGGTCGATGCCCAGTTTTCTGTTACTTTTACCATATCGCTTACTTTTTAATGTTTGTGGAGCAATCGGGATTCGAACCCGAACATCTATGACTTCAATTAGTCATAGCAACGCCCGCCATGTTTCCTTGCTCCTTAAAAGAAATGCCGAACTTCACAGCCCGGCATCTACCCATTTTCTATAACCCATAAAAACTAATCGACTAAGACAACTAACGATTTGACCAAGTTCTTGAAGTTGTCAAACTTCTTTTCTATTTTGTTTTTCTCTTCACTATAAAAGAGAGTTGAATCTCTTGATGACTTCAAGTCTTTTTGTAACTTTTCTGCGTATTCCACAAGTTCATCATGCGTCATAGCCTTCAATTCTTCATTTGTTTTCATGTCTATTCTGTTTTAAATTATTGATTTCCGTATCTATCTCCTTATCAAACAGCTCCCGTCTGTCCAGTTCCCTTGAGCGTGCCGCCAGAATGGCGTTGATGTCTGCAAAATCATCGCAGATGCTCTTTATTACCTTTTGAAGCTCTTCCATCCTTGTCCATTTTATAAGCGGCCCAGAAGCCAGTTATTACAAACCCTGAAAATCCAATCCAGTAGACCGGATTCAAATCCTGATTGAAGTGCATCACCAATACGGACAATGCACATAAAGCAAGTAGTATTTTCATGTGATTATTATTTGATTCGTGCCCCGATAAGCTCTCTCTGCTCTTTCCACCGGAGTTATCAGCTACTATTCTTCACTGCATGACCGTTCGGGACATTTGCCATTATTTAGCCAGGCTGCTTGCATCGACCTTGCGGCTGCTTGCTTCGACCCTTGAATCCTCGCGTCCTCTATGCTGGTAATGAGGGTATGCGCCAGTATCGCTTTCTGGAACGGACTGCTTAGGGCAGTCACTCCTTCATGTTCCCTACCTCCGCATCAAAGGGTAGGCTCTATGGCCGGATAGGGATTGCGTTATCCTGATTAGTCTCCGCAATATTTCGAACCAAGGTAACCTCTGTGGTTGTCCGGATAAACGACCGCTTCCGTTACACCTGACCAGTCGTAGCTGACCGCCTTGCAGGCTGACTTCAATCCTGACAAAGGCTGGCTTTTTGAATCCATAGCTTTCTTCATTGACACCTGGAGCTTTGCCATTTTCCATGTTGATTTCAGAACTTCACCGAAAGTCTTTCCTTTCTTCTTAGCAACATATTTATATGTTCTCCAAGCATCCTTCATTATCTGTTTCAAATCATACATTCTCATGGCGTTACCTCTTTTTAGTTATCACTTTTATTTGGCGGTTTCCCGTTTTTTCGTTTCCTTTGTTTATTGTTTATTGTTTATTGTTTATTGTTTGATGTTGCAAATATAAGAAATATCTTATATATGAAAGAATAATATATAAGAAATATCTTACATTTAACAAAAGTTATCACTTATGGAATTAAAAGGGACAAATGGATTGATAATACCTTCTTCAGAAAAGGATGTAGAGATATTAAATAAGGTATTAGAGATTGTAAAACAAAAGCAATTAATAATGGAAAAAGACATACTATCACTATGTAATGGCGATAGTAATCAATCCAGCAAAATAAAACATTGCCTTATTGATTCTGAAGCTGTAAAGCCTGCACTAAACTGGGATGGAAGATTAAATATCCACCCTACAAACACAAATAAATATCTTGAAATAAACTACTTTGACATGCTATATAAAACAAATAAAGAAGAAAAAGAGAAAAAGGAAATGGAATATACCATGTTAAAAGAAGAAATTAATTTAACAAAGAAGCAGGCAAAACTATCTACGCCTGCATTCTTCATTTCTCTTGCAGCCCTCATAATAGCAATAATCGAATTATGCTTAGGATAATAGATATGCAACTTATGACTATAGCGCACTCTGCAAATGGGAATTTATTTACCTTTTTCATAACAATACATATTTGAACTTCAATACAAATATAAGAAATATCTTATATGACAGGACAAGAAATTATAAATAAAGTTTTAGAAGAGTTGAATTTAAAGGCTCCAACATTTGCAGAAAATATTGGAGTGAAATATCAGCGCATCTTTGACCTGCAAAAAGGGAAAGTGAAAAAGATTTCTTCTTCCCTTGCTAATGATATAATAAGTAAATATGGACAATTTAATCTGACCTGGCTACTCACCGGTGAAGGCGAAATGCTGAATACACCTAACCAGCCATCAGATGAAGCATCCCCAATTGACGAACCAATCATACTACGTGTACCACTCGTGAGCCAATACGCACAAGCCGGATACCTCTGCGGATATGCAGATGCGGCATACATGGCAACCCTGCCTACCATACCATATATAGTAGACCATGAAGCACAAGGACACTACGTTGCCTTTGAAGTGAAAGGAGACAGTATGAACGATGGAACAGAGGATGCTATCCTGGAAGGTGACCGCTTACTGTGCCGGGAAATCATGCCGCACCTATGGGCAGACAGCAAGCTGCACATCAGAAAATGGGACTTCGTCATTGTACATACTGAAGGAATACTGGTGAAGCGTATCATCAACCATGACGTGGAGAACCACACCATCACGATACACTCACTGAACTCCATGTACCCAGACAAGGTCATCAACCTTTCTGACGTGAAGCAGATATTCAACGTAATAGAATTACAAAGACCAAGAAGAAGATAAATTATGAAAAAGTTACTTATACTATTACTCTTAATGAATGCAGGAATTAACCTATATGGGCAAAACAACTATTATAAGAAGGCCAATAAAGGAGAAGTAATTGAAGACGTCGTAAAGGATAAAAATTATTACCTGAACAATTACGATAAATTCAACAAACTCGCAAATAACTGGCAGTTGGGTGCTGCAGGTTGCGCAGTTGCATCGGTAGCATCTTTCATCGGATATGCCACACTTGACGAAAAATTTCATTACGACATTGATGTAGATGGCAATATTATCAGCAAAGACATGAGAACATGCGCCAGAAATTATCTTATTGCTGGAGGTGTACTTGCCGGATGGGGAATCATTTGCCAGATAATATCTTCTGATTACAGACTACGAGCATCCAAATCATTAAAAGTTTACCTTACAGGGAATGGCGCCGGAATATCACTAAATTTCTAATTCATAATAAAGCAAAATGAAAAAGCAAAATATAGTTTCTTGGATAGCATTGTCTCTGTCAATCATGGCCTGCATTGTTACATGGCTAAGAATAAATGTTACCATAACCAATGATACATTTGTTGGTATCATGGCAGGATTTATGGGAGCATGCGCTACAATAATTGTTGGTGCACAAATCTATAATAGTATTGAAACATCAAAAAAAATAAAAAAAATAGAAGGCTTACAAGCTCTACTAAAAAAAGAACTGGAAGAAGGTAAACTATCTCGGAGAAAAAGTGAAGGAAGAATACAAGCATGGCTTTATTATTCGCATGGAATAGCCATTAGCAACCATAACCTATTTACATGCTATGAATTTTTATATGAAGCTTTAAAAGAAGCATTATTACATTGTTCTCCAGATGAAATCAGACATATTTTACATGACTTAAAAGTAACTGTAAAAAAGATTGAAAAACAAGAGTCTAATAATCCTAAGAATTTTCAAGTTACTTATTCTACCCCTCCAGAAGAAATGAATCCACAAAGTTTATCAAAACTTCCCAATTTCCCTTTCATTAAAAAAGAATACTCTGAGATTTATCAGGCATATCTCAATATCATATCAAAATACACCTCAAATGTAAAGGAGTATGAAATCTAATATCTTAATATGTTCAGATTGCAGAACTATCTCCACCCACTGTCAACTCTCCCCTACCTGCAAAGGCTGGGGATGTCGGTTCCTGACAACACCCATCGAGGAGATACCAGTAACAGTCCAGGAAAAAGCCAAGCTGTTCTCAAAGGTGTATCGGGAAGCGAAACGGAAAGGAGTGCTGGAATGCCCGCACTACCGCTCGATGTTCATTGATGAAGTGCTGGAAAATATAGGAATAAATTGAGCCGAAGGTTACTCCTCCGGCTTTTCTTTTGTATAGAAGCTCCAGTCGAACAAATCCAGAAGCCTTCTGTTAGCGTCCCAGAGCGGCTGAAAATCTTTTTCTATATAAACCCTCGCAAGAGCCATTTTCGGGTCACTGTGGTTAAGCATTTCGTCCACACGGGCTATATCAATTCTAAGCTTGTTCGCACAGATGGATGCCATCGAATGACGTGCATAATAGAAGTTCAGATCAGGAACACCAATTGCCTGACCGACCTTTTTCAAACCAAGATTGATTGCCTTGTTGAAGTCCTCGGCTGACACATACTTCTCCGAGAAGGAGAACACACGTTCTTTTCCATTATACCTATCAAGAAGGGAAGCAATCTCCGGCTCCACCTTTACCTGCATGAAAGCATTATCCTTCCTCCTCCCTTTCGTTTTCTTCCGCTCGTAGGATATAACCCCATCTTCAAAGCTGACGACTTCGTACATGTCGGCAGAATTCATACCCATAAGTGTGAACGACAACAGAAATACGTCTTTTGCCATGTTAAGCTGGTAGTAAGGACTCCCATTCCGAAAATACGGAAGGTCTATAATCTTCTGAATCTGCTCGACGGTAAGGACACGAGA